CGGAAATCACTAATTGAGTCAATTAAATCTAAGGATTTATTCCTTGAATTCTTTTGAATTCTTGATTTAATTTGAACCAATTTTGAATAAAGACCATGTACTATTGGATTATACTTCAAATTGATTTTATCAAATGAAGCAGGAAAAGTTTCCAAAAACTTTTCATAATATTGGTTTAAAGAGTTTGCACTCTTTTCAGCCAACATCTGTAATCCAAGCGAAAAGACTCTATCCATAAAACGGTAGATCTCGTCCTCTTTTGGTAGGTTTAATTCATCAATAATTACATATTTAAAGAAATATTGTCTAATTTCTTGATATGTAATTGTTTTTAAATTAAATCTAATCACCAATATTGTTGAATCAATAAGTTTATAAAGTTTCTTATTAGATATATATCTTTTATTTAATTTTATACCTCTCATTGATTCTTTCAATATATCGACTACTGAACCTTTAAGAAGGGATGGTATACGTCTTAAATATTCATAAACAATATTTATTATTGTTATAGGATTATTAAGATTGTTTACAATTCCTCTTAAAGATAAACCAGAGACCTCTTTACCTTGATGTATTCATCTCTTAGCAAATTCATATGTATTTATTGATACATGTGTCTTTTGCATAGAAATATCTACACCAAGTTTATTCATTATTTTGATATAACGGCGAGCGACTTTATCGTTTCTTATTACGATATCGTCTCCTAAGATAATATAGTTCTTAAAATTATCTTTTCCTGTAGAAATATAGGCAGCTCACTGTACAACTAAATGATGAGTAATTGTAAAGGCAGCTCATGAAGAGTATGCACCCATAGGTTGCCCAACAGAATATCTGATTGAGTTTCCTTCTGGAGTTTCATAATCTCTATCAATGAGTAATCCTTTCCAGTTACTTGAAAGATTTTCATCAAATATTTTTGATAATAATTTTTCTTGTAAGAAGATCGGAAATCTGTCAGTGGCAGCAGTTAAGTCTAATGACCAAAAGCTGTTTCCGAGACCTTTTTCCCATTGATGGAAGGGGTCCTGAGTAAAAGTTCTATCACATGGAAAGTGAGTTAAAAGTTTTAACAAACAATCATGTATAGGACGAAGAAGTCATTGACTATAGTAATCAACCATAGCTATAATCCTTCGCTTCAACTCAGGGTCTTCTACAATAGAAAGTTTTCCAGGACTTTTAGGAGTTTTTAAATGAACAAATGATCGATGATCAGTATAAACTAGTTCTAGAACTGGTTTTAATACTTTATCAAATCTATTACCTAATAAATTACTCATGTAGTTTATTGGTGTAGTAGCGACATTTAACATATAAAATAATCCATAAAGTCCACTCAAAGTAGCTTTACCAAATGGAGATGATTTATTACTAATATAGTGTAAATCATTATCCCATTTGGGAATTGCTGATTTTAAGTTATAATTACTTACAAATCTATCAATATATCAAGTAGGAATTGTATAATTCTTACCTTTATATGGATCAGAAATTGTATTGTAATTAGGCTTTTGAATCTCTTTCTTCAAAGGTTTAAGAGCCCTTGTATAAGTTAAAAGACTATTTATTAATCTTTTACCATGCAAAGTAGCAACAAAATCTTTAAGATAAAGAAACTTTGTTGGAAAACCGTTAGTGATTGAAACCAGAGAATGGTTAACGTTAATTGGTTTGCCAGCTACAAATCTTGTAATTGAAAGTTTAACAGCTTTCATATACTTGATAGTAAAAGGTAATCCATTAACTTTTCTCATTCTTTCAACATCTGAAAGAAATTTACGTACTATGCTCTGATTCCCAAAAATGTTGGTAAGTAACCTTATCAATAATAATAAGTTATTGGACATAGTTTGAAAACAAAGCTTAGATGAGTTTTTACTCATCCTATTCTTACGTTTTGAGGAATTCTTAGTTAAACTAAGACCCCCAACCTGTAAAGAATCAGGTTTAATTAATTTTATATTAATTTTTCTAAAATTTGTTTTCATGTAAAAAGTATTTTAATTGTTGACCTACTTTCTTACGTTTTATCGCTGATAAAACAGGATTGTCTCTGACAATCCGTATGTAAATACGGTAGGTGAGCTAAAACGCTAACCCTAATTTCTAAAGACATCTCTGTCAGTAGTCGGGTTATGGTCGAGGTAACGCTGTTACCTGGGATTTTTATCCCGTGTGTCGTCTAG